CGGTGCATTGAGAAGGGCAGTCTTGGATTGAGTGAATCAGAAATTGACTTTCTCCTTACCAACGATATTGATCGCGTGATCCGTGAATTGGGCGCAGAGTACCCGTGGTTCTCTGGCCTGGACGAGGTTAGACAGGCCGCTATGATTGACCTTGCTTTCAATCTCGGCGCAACCCGTCTGAGAGGCTTCAAAAAGGCTCTGGAGGCGATGGAAAACGAGCAGTACGAAGATGCCGCTTACCACTTTCTCGACTCAAGATGGGCCACACAAGTCGGCTCACGAGCAAAAGAAGTCACTGCCATGATCCATACCGGCATGTGGCAAAAAGAGTATTCATAATAAGCTATTATTTGATCATTTCCTGATATACAATCCCCTTGAACATACAAAAGGGGGTTTTTATGTTGTACAAACAAATTTGGGACACCCTGTCCTCAATCGATCCAACACCTGGCATTGAAAAGAAAAACGGCCTTGATTTCATTTCATGGTCATTTGCTTGGAGCCAGGTCAAAAAGTATTTTCCAGACATTCATCCAGAATTCACCGAGCGCACATTCCCTGATCAGACTGTCGAAGTGACTTGTCGGATCACCATCCGTCAGGGCGAAGAAACTGCCGTGCATGAGATGTGGTTGCCTGTCTTGGACTTCCGCAACAAGCCGATCCAATGCCCTGATGCCTTTGCGATCAACACATCGCGCCAGCGGTGCATGGTCAAGTGCCTTGCTCTTTTCGGGCTTGGCATCGAGGTCTACGGCGGAACTGTCGATATGCCCGAACAAGCCAACGTAGTCGCTTCTGGGGCGATTACTAAGAAGCAGGTCTCAGAACTCAAAAAGATGCTTAAAGCCGCGTCAGCGGACGTAGACAAGTTTCTAGCTTATTTTGGCGCAAGCACCCTCGATCAACTCCCTGCTGACAGGTGGGAAAACATCATCGGGATGCTGGAGGCCAAGATCGCTAATCAGGGGGCCGCAAATGCAGATCAGAAATGAGGTTCAGGGTACCCCAGAATGGCTTGAGACCAGGCTGGGCATGATTACTGGGTCAGGTATGTCGAAGCTGATCACCAGCACCGGCAAACGATCTGCAAGCGCAGAAAGCTACATCAACCAGTTGATTGCCGAGCGGATCACCGGCCAGCAGACTCCGGTCCACGTAACGGCGGCGATGGAGCGCGGTACCGAACTGGAAGGTCAGGCTCGTGCGTACTACGAGATGATTTACGACACCACCGTCCAGCAGGTTGGGTTTTGTATTCACGACAACTTTGAGGAAGTGGGTGTATCGCCTGACGGGTTAATTCTCGATGAAGGTACCGGCAAGTTTTACGGCATGGAAATCAAGTGCCCGTCAGCCTCCACGCAGGTGTCTTATCTGAGAAGGGGCAAAGTGCCAACAGAATATGTCGCGCAGGTGCAGGCTTGCATCTGGGTGGCTGACGCGGATTACTGGGATTTCATTTCCTGGCATCCGCAAATGAAGCCCTTGCTAATTAGGGTTTATAGAGATGATGACTACATTGCTGAAATGGCGGCTATCTGCCAAGAGGCAATTGAAAGCATCAATCACAATGTTGAGAAGTTAAGGAGCAAGAAATGAGCGAATATGACAACACAAATCGTGGTGTACTTTTCAAGAACGACAAAAAGACAACCGACACCCAGCCGGTGTACAAGGGAAGCATCAACGTGGACGGTCAGGAATACTGGCTGTCTGCGTGGATCAAGCAGGGCCAGCGTGGAAGTTTTATGACCCTGGCAGTAAACAAAAAAGATGCTGAGTACAACGCTAAACCTGCCGCAGTTGATGACAGTGGCAATCTCGCAGATGTGCCTTTCTAAATTTCTGGGTCAAAAAAAGCCCCGCCTTTTCAGTGCGGGGCAAACTCAAGGAGTCAGGAGAAAAACATGAGAATTCATTTTGGCAGGTGTTTGCGGGTTGCGCAAACGAAAAATAGGGTGAGCAATGTGGCCGTGGCCGCACATTTTGGAGTTCACCACCAGCAGGTTATGCGCTGGCGCAAGTCGGCCAGCGTAAAACTCGATCTTGCTGATCGGATCGCGGAGCATTTTGGCATGACTTTGTGCGAGTTTCTCGCCCTGGATGGTCACGATGGAGTGGAATGAAGACGGCCAATATTGGCGGATAAATTCGGACCAGACGCTGAACTTCTTTATTGAGCGGCTGCAGGAACTTTATGAAAAACACCACTATCTGGAAATTCAGTGGCAGATAGGAAAGCAGAGATCGCATCAACAGAACAACGCATTGCACTTGTGGTGTGCGTTGCTGGCAAAAGAACTGAATGATGCAGGATACGACATGGTACATTTTTTTGATGAGGGGGCAGACATACCGTGGACAAAAATGATGGTGAAGGAAATGATCTGGAAGCCGGTGCAAAAGGTGATGACGGAAAAGGTCAGCACAAAAGAAGCGCACAAGGTAGAGTACATCAAAATTTACGATGTATTGAATCGACACTTGGCGCAAAAGAAGGGGATTTCGGTGCCATGGCCCAGTCGCTGAACAGCGTCAAGATACCCGTTGATCCCGAATGGAAGGCGCTTGCCAACAAGTTCCATGGCGACATCATGAGCGAAAACACTATCGTGAACGATGCGCAGGTTGTCGGGACGCTGGGAGAGATGGTGTTCGCTTTTTTTATCAGGTGTTGCGGACTCAATGCCATCTACGAGGGTGATGAAAGCAGGGACTATGATTTCCGTGTCTTGGACCGCAAGATTGACATCAAAACTTGCCGAAGGGGGTACCCGTTCCAGGGCGAGTACGAACTGAAGATACCGGCTTACCAGCGGTTTCAGAACTGCGACTGCTACGTGTTCATAAATCTTTATGGAGAGTTTGCAGAAATTCTTGGCTACATGCCAAAGCATATGTTCTGGGACCACGATTTTGGGGCCGACAGGGAAACTGGCGAAACATTCAACGGGTATAAGTATAAGAAAAAATGCCGGGTGCTGAACGCGAAGCACCTTATCAACATGGATCATTTTGGTGGATACCTGGAGGCACAATGACATATCCAACGATCAAGGCGGTTCGTATACCTAACCCATGTCGTGGCATATGTTCAACCACCACGGTGGGTTCCATGTATTGCCGGGGTTGCCATCGTTACTGGAAGGACGTAATTGCTTGGAACGCAATGGATGACGGTGGAAAGATTATGGCAATGAAACGTGCAGCCTATCACCGCAGCGCTCTGCAAATGGGGCTTGTGGACGGAGATAATATCGACTATGACCAGGAAAGTATCCATAGCGAAGTTGAAAGAAGACTGCGCGAAACTGACCCAGAAGCTGGTACGCCTAAAGGCGGCTGACAAAAACGGCTATTGCGAGTGCGTGACCTGCGGGATTCGAAAGCACTGGAAGGAAATGCAGGGCGGTCACTTCATCGAGCGCCGCAAAACATCGACACTTTTGGTGGAAGAAAACATCCATCCGCAATGTCCCGGTTGTAATTTATATCGGATGAAATTATCCTCAACGATACTCGCCTATCGCCGATATATGGTTGATATGTACGGCGAGGATTTTGTCACCCAGCTAGAAATAGAATCCAGTAAACCAAAAAAGTTTACTGCTGATGAACTTTACACTCTAAAAAAAGAATTAACCGAGCGGATTAATGAGCGACTCACTGAAATTTCGTAACTGTAAGTGCGGCAGCCAGGCCGAAGAAGTAATCAAAGTGATAGATGAACATGGGGTGATAATAAGGCCGTTGAGAGTGGCCTGGTATTGCCACAACTGCAAGGCGGTAGAAAAGACTATAGGCCGGGAAAGGGCGGTCAGTTGGGGGAGGTAGCTGGAATGGGTGGAGCGTGGAAGATGGAGTTCCCAAAAGGCAGGAAAGGGGGTCATGCCTACCGCTCCGATGCTAGTTTAGCAGAAAAAAAAGCGGAGCATCAGTTTTGTGATTACTCCGCTTGAACTTACCTTGCAGTGGGACTACTATTGTAAGGAGTCGGGGGCATTTAGCGGATGCCTGAATCCCGATTGAGAACAAGAGGAAAAAGATCAGGAACCCGACTTGGGTGAATTATCCTGCATCTATTCCTCCTGCGCAACCGCGCAATTCAATCGTGTCCCCGCCGGTGTGGCAAAGCCTGACCGCAACTCTGGCTATGGTGAGTTGGCACCTCCAAAAACAACCGCAGAAATGTGAGAGTCGAGCAACAAACAACCTGCGCTGTCTGCGCCTTGACAACAGGTAACTGGAAACCCGCAAGGGATACGTTGTGAGATGGCAGTTTCGACAAGGATGTCCAGGGGCGTGTTCACCATTGTGGACACGGTATGAGTACCAGGCCGAAGGGTCTTTCGCGAAAGCGGGTGGAAGTGAGTAGGAGCCAACCTCTCATTTCCAGGGGAAAAAGGCGAGGTACGCCTAAACAAAACAGGAGCCTGAAATGGCACAGAAAATCGAAAAGATCACCCTGATCTCAGTTGAGAAGCGCACATCGATAGGCGGCGGCAAGCTGAAGCGGTCCTCAATGAACAAACACCAGAAACGCTGCCACAAGAAATATCGAGGTCAGGGCCGTTGATTACGCTGCGGCCACATCAAGAACGTGCAATCGAGATGCTCCGGCACTCTTTCCGCACTGGTCATCGTACCCCAATGGTTGCAGCGCCCTGTGGCTACGGCAAGACAGTGT